TCTTTCTTAGGCACGATCTTGTCTGCATTCTCAAAGCCAATTAGCCGGATCATGCCCCGATGAAGTTCCGGTAAGTCATACAACTCCGGCCTTTGCTGGGATAGTTGTAGTGCTGCTTGGTACTGGAGCATCCGCTGAGAGAACGTTGACGCATTGGGGTCCGATACAGGAATAATGTCTACCCGCTCAAAGTCTGACTCCTTGATCATGCGATCCGGATCGACGTTGTACTCATAGCCTGCCGGTGGGATGACCTCGATGATGGCTTTGAGAAGCCCAAACTCTTTCTTAAGCGTGGCGTGCATACGCGCCTGCACCGCAGACATAATCTTGAGCATCCGCTCAAGGACTGCGAGGGTGGTGCCCACCGGGGTGTTCTGGTCTACATCACCAATCTTAAGATCAGCAACCGCTGCCATACCTCGGCCCTGCTCAACAATCTTATCGAACAAAGACAAGAGCGTCTGGCTTGGCTCTTTATAGGGCAGGAATGTAATGTTCTCTTGGATCTTGCCGCTCGGTACATCAACGTCCCTAAACTCACCCGGCATGATGGGCGTCTCATCGCCCTTGATCCGCATACCACGAGTTTTTAAGCCACCCGGAAGATTGGCAAGTGTTCCAGCGTCAATAAGTTGGCGTAATAGAGAGGTAGCAGACTTAGCATGCCCACCAATAAGGTGGATAAGACCATAGCCATAGAAACCAAATCCAGGAACGTAATCGTACTTGACGTAGTGCATGCGTCGTTTGTACGTTTCATCATCTTCACTCCAGTTACGATAAATAGATAGCACCTGACCGCTGTTGTAATCTACTGTAACGACGTATGGAATCTCAATTTCACCTTCAGCGCGATACGGATCGTTCTCTAGATCCAGATTCACGTTCATTTCAAGCAGCGTGTAGCGGTCATCCTTAATAATGTCGATGCCTTGCGCATCGGCTTCCGCTTTTTTCACATCATCCGTTACAACATCGGGCGGATCTTCTAAATCTACGTCTCTATAAAAGCCCGAGACCTGCATTTTGCGGATCTCGTTCTTAACTTTGCGCATTACGTGAGTAAAGCGCTCACAAGACTCTAAATCTGACGCAGAAAACGGCGCTACAAAGTCTTCAGCCGGAATAAATATGGCTTCGGGGCGTTTAATCGTTGGGTCGTAATAGACTTTCTTAAACGCAGAGCCTGTCAGCGGCAGCGACCACAGCATCCGCTCATGCTCGGTGCGGTAGTTGACCATTTTCTCGGTCAGCACGTAGTTCATATAGTCTTTTACGCGCTCTGCAGCCTTCTCAGCCAGCATATCTTCCTTGCCGAGGATCTTTGCCTTGACCGGACCCCGTGGAGGGAAGGTCTCCATGATGGCTTCTGACTGAAAACGCACTGTGGCTTCAGTCAGTATGGGATGAAACACCCCGCAAGCACCGGGCCAAGGCTCTGTGCGGTTCTCAATCTTGAGTCCAAGCAGGTCTAGCCCTGTTTTGTAGGTCTTTTCCCAGTCTTTACGAGAGCGTTTGTCGTCATCAAAGTGCCCAATAAGTTCTTCAGCCAACTCTTGCAGGGCTGATTCTTCTAAATGCTCTGCCAAATTGGCAGAAAACTCTTTAATTCCGGTTCTTTCTTTACCACGAGGCTCAATCTCAACCTCAATCCCGTCCATTTCAATACTTACAGACTCAGGATCTTCGATTTCAACCTCAATTGGGGGTTCGTTTAGGGCAGCCAAACCTACTGGAGCCTCATAAAGCGCTTTATCAATAGCCATTTTTAAATTCCCTGTCGGTTTTGTTCGTACTTACGAGCCTCGGCTAGTAAATACCGGTTAATCTGGCGCACGCGTTTGCGTCGCTTCCACCATTGTGCGGGGTTTTTTACCGCTCGTACAGCGCTATACCAACGCCAAAGCGCGTACTCTTTAACTCTTACATGCAGGGGGCGCTCGTCAAACGGATCTCTTACTAAAATCCCGCTAATCTGCACCCAGCGTTTTTTCCTCCACTGCCCCATCAGTAGTAACTCCTAGGCTTTATGTCCAGCGGAGTGTCTACTTCGTCACTGTCTATAGGTATAAACCCGCCCTGTCTAAATCTTATAAGCGCCTGTGTGCTGGAATCCACCAAGTCATCATGCTCGCCAGAAGGGAACGCAGCAAACTCCTCAATTACCTCTTCTGCCCACCGTGTCTCGGGCGCCCAGACCACCCCAGAGGCAAACAAATCCGCAATCGCATTAACCCTAGCAATCTTGTCGTTGCCACGCGAGGGAGTGTACTCAGACACAAGCACCCCCATTTTCCGCAGTTCAAACACAAGTGGGGCACCAGCCGCTTTTGCCTCGATGATGCACGCATCAGGCTTCCAATACTGATACTGCTCTAGCGCCTTTTGTTTCAGTTCAGGAAACTCCATCCGTTCCTTTACCGCGTTGAGCAATATGATGTTCGGTTTTTTATACCCTGTATCCGCATCTTCTTGGTAAAACACTCCCCACGTCGTGCATGCGCTGTAGTCCGAGCGTGTATTTTTAGTATACGCAGTATCCCAAGACTGAATGATGAACTCGCACGGTGGTGCTGAATCTCTCTCCCATATACGCCACCAATCTTTTTTGATCAGCGCACCTTCTGCACTCGTGGGGTCCTGCATGTACTGAGCCTGCCATTTGTGAACCGGCAACTGCTCACGCAATACTTCTAACTCTTCTAGGGGCCAGAACTCAGGCCAAAGCGGTGTGCCACTCGGCATGATCGCCGGGAAGTTAATCACTTCCCACGTCTCGCCGTTGCGTTGTAATGAAGACTTTAATACCTGCGCCGTTAGATCTTTCTTACTCCAGCGCGTCATCACGATCACAATCGAACCACCCGGCTGCAGACGCTGCCGTGGACCTGACGTATACCACTCATAAGTCTTGTCATAAATCTCAGGGTGCGTCTCTGCCTGCACAGCCTCTTGCTCAGAGTGCGGGTCATCAATAATCAAAATGTCTGCACCTTTACCGGTAACAGCACCGCCCACACCGATAGCGAAATATTCCCCGCCGTAGTTCGTATTCCAGCGGCCCGCAGCTTTACTATCTGCCTGCAGTTCTACCTCATTAAATATATCTTTGTACTTATCGCTATCAACAAGGTTACGTACCTTACGACCAAACCCAGTAGCAAGTTCGGCTGTATGCGATGTCTGAATTACTTTCTTATGTGGCAGATTGCCTAAGAACCAAGACGGAAACAAATAAGAAGCAAACTCAGACTTGGTATGTCGCGGTGGCATATTAATAATCACGCGCTTAAGTTCTCCACGCATCACTTTATTAAACGCATCTGCCATGATTCGGTGGTGTCTACCAGAAATAAATCCGGGCCACATCTGCTTAACATACTCAAGAAAATCTGCTTTGCAATTGGCAACAGTTTTCCTACGCTCCTTTTCCAGAAGCGCTTCCAAGAGTTGTTCCTTTTCAATCCTGCTCAGGCTGCTCAGGTTTTTTAGGTTCAAATTTCTCAATGAATGGGCTTCGTTCCTTGGGGTCTCCAAAGACTTCCTCCGGGGCTAGGTCAATCGTATTGCGATTAAGTATTTCTTGAATCTTAGATTCGAGAGTCTTATCAAGATCTTCGTCACTCTTATTTTTATAAGTAACTACAGACTTCTCTGTAAATAGACCAACATCAGAAATTTTGCCAAGCAGTTCAAGCGCTTTGATTCTAATGCGCGGGTCGTTGTCATCAGACTCTATGACTAACTTGTTAGTCACGTAGTTACGCAGTTGTGCCGCTTCAACGACAACCTGATTCTCGTAGTCAGTTAAGAGGCGCCGCACATGTTCTAGCGCACCGGGGTTTTGTTTTATTGTCTTGGCTGTCAGCACCTCGTTGCCCCGAATCACATCGCGTGCTACTGCCATGTCTTGTGGCTCTTCTCCTGTGAAGTCGGCCCCAGCCGCAGTCAGGATCTCAAGCGTTCTGCACGCTACTTCGGCACGCTCACGAAGTGTCAATTTATTGAAGTCCTGATCTTTGTCGTCGATCAGGGGGATTTCGAGGTCGGGTGTCAAAATCAGCATTGGCGGACTGTACTCCCTAAAGTGTCAAAAAGTCAAGTGTGGGGGACTTTGAAAACCCTCATCGTCAAAAAGGGCGCCCCCACAAAAAAATTATATACCCCCCGGGGGTAGGGGAGGTAAACAAAATGAAGGGGGGGGGGGTTAGTGCATACTAACTTATTAGAACGTCAAAAAATTAATATTGTTTGTGCGGATTAGTGTGTAGTGGGATGGGACCCGACACATAACGCTAAGGCGGACTCCCCCGTACGGTGGGGTGCGCTGTGGCAACAACTTGATCCGCGATTGGGGCTAGGAATTCACTAGGTATGAGGGAAGCGTGTTTGCTTGCCTCGCTCGGTGCGATTCGATTCGAGTTAAACCGAGTTTAATTCAACTCAACAGGAGATGTGCAATCATGGCTAAAAACGCCAAGAAAGAAGTTGCAGTAAAGAGCCCACGCGTAGTTCGTGTCCCACAGTTTTCAAAAATGTCCGATGCGGTTGCAAGTACTGCGCGTGTCAAGAAGTTGACCGATAGTGCTAATGCGTTGGTCAACGCGCACAATGCCGAAGATGTAGCAGGAGATGCGGTTAGTGCCGCGCGTCTAAACTTCTTTGCAGAGTGTAAGCAGTCTTATGGTTCCAAGTTCCATGACGATAAGACTGTGCGCTTACAGCCCAAGGTTATATTTTACAAAGCGCACTATGCATCAAAAGGTTTGAATGTAACAGTATCAATCAATGGCTCGCGTGGTGAGTTAAAAGTTGACGCCATTGATGCATCACAAGCGGATCGCATCAAGTCTGAAACTCCCAATGCGGGAACTCGTTGGAATAAGTTTCTTGCATGGTGCGTTGATGAAGTAGCAGGCAAACACGCGGACAAAGATCCGAACAAAAGACAGTCTGGAACTAAGAACAAAAAGACTGTACAAGAGATTGTCCAAGATCATGGGCAAAGATGTTATAACGCGTGCTACAAGAACGATCTCAAGCAGGCAAGCGTTGAACTGCAAGCATGGGCGACCAAGTGGTTCAAGTCTAAGGTCAAGTACGCAGTACCCGCAGGTTCTAAGTAATTAGACAATGCACTTCACCCCGCAGGGCTTCGGCTCTGCGGGGTTTTTTTTCGCCCGCATCACCCGAATCCGCCAATTCGACACCTCATGGTCAGTTAAACTCGGTTTAACTCGCACCAACACATTCCCCATCTCGCACCCAACACCTTCTCCCCCTGCCAATTTGATGCCAGTGACAAGAGGGCGGCGTCGGCAACGGCACTTATCCACAGCAACACATCAAAAACAGCCCAAACCCTTACCGCATAACGCTTTGCGGACTGCTCATTTTTTAACCACTTCGCAACTTTCTAGGCGTGGCGCGGTTTGTACACAATGTCCAAACGCAAAAAAACTTTTGCACATTCAACTTTGGCTTAACCATGCGGGTTTGCGGGTCGAATGTTCAAATGTTCCAATGTACAAAAGAAAATAGAGAGAAGTCAGAAAAAGGTCTGCTTATCCCCCCATCATGCTTTTTCTTATTTTTTGGCGCTCTCTCTATAAATCGTTTGTACATTTGCACATTTGCACATTCAACCCATTTTCCCCTTGCAAATCAAACACTTATCGAATGTACAAAAACTTTTTTCCCGCCATCACTTTTTGTACATTGGAACATTTACAACTCCCCCAATTCTTTTACATCTGCCTTTACACATTTGCACAAACCAATCCCCATGCGCCATCAGAGAATGTTCAAATGTACCAATGTACAAATACAATAAATCCCATCTGCGTCAAATACTTTGAATGTGTCAATGTACAAAAATACTTGTCAAATATATTGTGTTGTTGTCTAATTTATGATATACTCTCCCCTCGGGGGTAGTCCGACAAAACTTCCGCGCTCTTTAACAACCAAGCAGTACAAAAGCCCACTTAAACCGAGTTTAACTCGGAACTAAAGTTGGGTGCAGAGTAGGCGTATCTTGCAAATCGCAAACACGGACTTCAAGCCGTGAATAAGGTGATGCGTAGGTAAGCGGGGACAAAGAATAGGTGGCACACAAAAGCCCGACCCGACTTACACAAACATTGCCAAGCAAAGTAAACCTGATGACGAGGAACTCCCTGCGTTACAAGCGATGTCAAGTAGCAGTATCTCTGCGGGTAAGAATTAGACACGACCCCGAAATCCCCACGACCAACTTCCCACATCCTGAGTCAAATTCATAAAGGCTTATCTGTGCGGTGCGAGGTTGCGGGTTCTTTTTGATCGTTGCAACTCGACTTAAACCGAGTTTAAGTCACTCCGTTGTCATGCCTACTAATTCCTTATCCCTGCCTGAACCTTTCGGAAACCCCGACTGCAACAAAACAGCAGAAGGCAAAAGCCGCAGAAGCGGCAAGCGGTGAGTATTCACCGCCGAATAGGTTGGCGGCGTGGTGGTTTGTGGTTCATCTCCTGTCCATTAAGCAGACCCCCATGCATAAGACCAATCTCTTCGGCGGTGTGTATTTGTCCAAAATGTCCTAATTTTTGTTTTTAGATTTTTAGGACACACACCATTCAACATCTTTACAGGAGAGTAAAAATGAAATGTGAAACAGCAAGTTGTAAAGGCGTAGTAACCCCTGCCCGTCAAGCGGCAGGGTATGCAGTATGTAAAACCTGTGGTGAAAGGAAAGCCCGTATGGTCAAGTGGACAGTCGGTATCCCGTATGGCAAGGGTGCGTACCAATTGATCTACGACCCCGAAGAACTGAAGATGACCAATCAGAAAGAGGTGCGTAAATGACTAAAAAGAAATTGACAGACATGAACCACGAGGAAGCGTTCTTCTACATTCTCGCCTGCTCCAAGGTGTACTTTGATTACGCCAATGACGAGGGGGAAGACTTCAACCCAAAGACTGCGCGGGGAAGGAAGATCATTCACTACGCAGAGTACCTTCACCACTTGGAACAACTAAGCGAAAAACAAGGAGTACCACTATGAACAATAAAGAACTTGAAGTATTGAAACAAAGACTAGCCGCAGTTAAACCGAGTTTAACTGTCCCGTTCGGGAAACCACAACCAACCCAACCGAGACCGACCATGGCACGCATCATGCAGTCATGGACTGTCCAAGATTGGAGAGAGGCAAAGAAATGAGAATCTTTGGATATGTACTAATACTTGGCTTGACCGGTTACTTGATATCTAACTCTACTGTCAACTTGTTGATAGGAAAGGGACTACTATGAGAATCAACCCAACACAACCAATAAACCCAATCTCGCCTGAGTTACCCAAGAAATCCAATGTGGGGGTAAGGCTGTTTGAGTTTGCCTCTGATGTGGAGAAACACATAGGTGATGTGGTGCATTTCAACAAGAAGCCCTGCATCATCGAGCGCATCGGGGAGTTGGTGACCATCGTCACAATGAACGAGCGCAAGTACACCTTCAGCGTGCTACCCCATCAGATCAATTGCGTCATACAGAGAGGGGGAAAGAAATGAGTGAGATAGCCGAATTTCTCAGGGCATTGAACGGAGCGTTAGGGCTGATAGCCATAGCGTTTTGTGTGTACTTCTTGGCGTGCATTTTATCGGGGGGAGATGACAAATGAGAAAGCAACTTCGTTTTAGTTGGGTCACTAATGTAACCACAACGGCGGGGCATATAGCCACAAGCCTTATACCTAGCGACACATTCACTAGGAACTTTATCAACAAGCACATAGGCGTAATGGCGGGGTGCTACGGATTTGATCCGTCGTATCTACAAGGCAAGGCGTTTAACAATCTACCAATCAGTATCAAAGGAGCAAACAAATGAAAACTAATTGGTGGTATGAGTCAGGCTTGGCTGCTCAGGCAGCACAAGAGTTGGTGTGGTTTGTTGTACTTGTGTTTGTGGGTATTGGTGTAGTGATCTTCTTTGATATCAGAAAGGAAAAGAAAAATGAACAACGAAAGAAAGACAATACAAGTTGGTGATCGAGTCAGTTGGCGTGGTGCGTGGGGCAGAGACTTACCCCGCATTGCGACAGTTGTAGCCATGGAGTTGTGCGAACAACCTCGTATGAAATACGGCATATCAACCAACAAGATCTTTTATGTAGACAAAGATCGCACAGTATTTACGCTCGACAACGGCTCTTGGGCGTATGGGTTTCAAATTGAGCCGACTTATTCCTATGAGGAATTAACTAACCAAGAAGGAGTATCAGCATGAGAACAAAAACCAAAACAACTACCGCAATCATTCATGCCCTGAAAGAGGG